AATTTTTAAAATATTTTTATAGATTAAAATGGAAAATCCTTATGAGGCGAATCGACAGACACAATTTGTGCCAAGCAAAACAATTAAAATTTTTCCAGAAAATCAAGGTGTTGACGTGCGCGCACAGGGTGTAGGCGTATCAAGAATAATGTTTCACCTACCAGAATATATTCTATTTCTAAATCCAGAAACTTTTAGAATTAGATTTAACATGAAAATGTCTGGACGACACATGCCTAAACCCAGTAAAGTTGCTGGTGTTAGTTCTATTATTAGACACATGAGAGTTCAAACTGGTAATGCTATGGTTTTACTGGAAGAGTGTGATGAATACGCAACGATGGTAGGCGTAGGTTATTCTTACGGACAAGATTTGGGAATAATTCAAGATCGAGAATTAAATGAAGGTCTGAGTTTGACAGATAATCCAGCGCAACAATTATTTTGGTCAGCAAGATCATTACCAGATGTGGGTTACGCAACTGGAACAGTAGCGAAAAATGTGGCAATTTCCATGCCTCTGAAATCTGGATTACTTGGTCCAACTGGCACGAGTATTCTACCTCTTGGGGCAATGGGTGGATGTAGAATTACATTGGAAACAAATACAATTAGAAAATCAATTGTTTTGGCGAATGATGCTTCACAAGGTTCAACTGGTGAATTGGAAGTTAAAACACAAGTTACTACAAGTTCGTGGACTGGAGATTTGAACCATGTTGTTGGAATTGAATGTACATTAGACGCAACCAAAGTGTGTAGATTTGAAGCAGGAGATTCTGTATATTATGTTAATGCGGCAGGAAATACAGTATTGGTAGGTTTGGTTATAGGAGTTCAGAAAGATGAAGCAGATGATGTTCAATTGAATGTTCGTGGTGATGTTGCTGTTTCACCAGCAACTGGACCTTTGCTCGCTGTTGGAACTAAATTATTTACAAAAAATGAAGATATATATAATGGTTGGACTCCTGGACCAAATATGGTAGGCGGTGGTGCTGCCCCTGCTGCTTCCATTGTAGCAGCAAATGTAGCAGCAAAAATAAAAGTAGATTATGTTCTATCGGATGTTGAATCAATTTGTGAACAGGTATCTCCACCAGAAGCATATGTAAATGGTTTGGTTTCAAAACTTAACTCGAGCGCTGGTCTTGTAATGAATTACAAAAATGAAACTTTACATAAAATTAATTTAATTGGTATTACTGGACAATTGACGGCGTCTATTCCCAATACTGCGAAAAGGGTATATAGTCTGCTTGCTGCTCCTATTAATCAAAATGAAAGTTTTAATGCTAATAATATTACTGCTCCTGATACTGATTTTGCTCAACAATATCAATGGGTAATTAACGATCAATTGGTTCCAGACCAAAGATGTAGTTTAAGGAGAATGAGTTTGACACCAACTCCATACGTGGAGCAACTTCACATTCAAGAATTGCGTAAAGGTCTTATGGGTGCTGGCGTATTTGTTAGAAGTTTACAGAATGCTAATGAAAATTTCGTTATTGCTCGACAAGTAGCAATGTATGGTTCAGTTAGTGATATTACCAAATCTGCTCTTAGTTTGAGAATTGAATACTCATCACAAGCAACTCGACAAAAATCATTAAATGTATATGTGTGTTCAGCAAGAACTATGATTATTAGACGTGGGGATGTTCAGGTAGTTTATTAAAAAATCTGTAATACTTAGAATCTTAGAAAAATAATAAATATTTTATTTTCAATCTTTTTTATATAATATTCATTCAATATAAAATGACTATAATTCGAGTTCAAAAGAACGAAATTTTACCAATCAATGCCCCAAGCAATGCGACGTATTCCTTTTCTGGCGGCGCAAGTTTAATTCAATTGTTAATTCCAGAATCTCCAACACTTCTCATGACTAAGAGTCTAAAATTAAATGGATCTTTGCGCCTGAACAAATCTACATCCACGTTTACCACGCCAGTTTTCCCCGATAATGCTAATAGGAAAGGGACAGGTCTCTACACTATGCGCTTGAATGAGCGAGTTGGACTAAATTCTCTATTTCAAAATATTACCATATCTGGACTTGGCGCTGGATCGCAAACATTGGAAAATATTAGGTCAGTTGGTAGACTTGTAAGCATTACAAATCCACTACAATACAATCAATCAGAATTTGATGGAACTCTACAAGGTAAAGATCCATCAATAGCATCACGTGAAAAAGTTAGCGGCGTAGATTGTAATACCGAAGTATTCTTTTCAATTCCAATCGAATGTGGTATGTTTCAAGGAAATGATAGTATTGCTATTGGGCGAAATGGAACGCGGGGACTACAAATTTTGATTCAATTAGAAAATAATGCTAATGCTATTATTTGTAGTGAAGCAGATAAATCTGACGTATTTTATAGTTTGACTAATTTATCTCTTTCATACGACACATTGGTATATGATGCTGCTACTACTGAAATTATGTCGAGACCATCGTCGGGTCAAATCGCGTATAATTCGTGGGCACATCAATTCTCAGTGCTAAATTCAAATGATACCCAACTAAATCTACAATTTGGAACTCGAAATACTTTGTCTGTTTTATCAAATACTATCCCAACTGTAAATATTAATAATGTTGAAGTTGACTCTTATTCTACAAATAATTTCAGAAATTCTGGTAATACATATGGGGATGTAGCAAAACTAAATAAAGTTACATTTGGTCGAAATGGTTCTCGTGTTCCTTATGACTTTGAATTTTTTACCTCTACATATTCTGATGATAATAGACCACGTGTAGAAGTTATTGATGCCCTGAAATCTGTTATGGATGTGAGAGGTTCTGCTCGCACATTGGTATCAGTAAATACTGAAAATCAATTGAAAACAAGGGTAAATCTTGACGGGACTGAAATGTTTTCTCTAAATTCAGCAGTTTCTGTTGAACCAGAAGACAAACCTGTATTTGCTGTCGGAACAAGTCTCGATAATATTTCAAATGTTGGAAGAGATTACTCCACTGCGACTTATAGTGTAAGATTTGAAACTACTCTTGATGGTAATTCACCTAATAGCGTAAATACTTTTACATTAAGTAAAAATGTATTAAGTTATAGTCCACAGGGTATTTCGGTTAGTTCTTAGATTTTTTTAGAAATTTTATTTTCAATCTTTTTTATATAATATTTCATTACATATAAATAATGAATGCTTCTTCTTTACCTGATGTGCTAAAACCAAATACCTCCATTCCAATGAGCAATGTAGATGTGTATACTTCAATTCTAAATCCAATTAACGCTACGCAAAATAGAGTAATTTTTAATTTGAGGCAAACCGCAATTCTCAATCCAGGTTCACGTGTAATTATGAGTCTACATCCTGATAACGCAACACCTAATACCAGTTTTCTCCCCGTAGGAGTTGGAATTGGTGCCTGTATTCAGACTGCTATACTCCGTTGTGGTGCTCGTGTATTGGCAACCAGTGAAAATTTTAATCAATATTATTTCGCAAAGCGTTCAGTTCATACACGTAGTCAAAAAAATAATATTGACATGGTACTTGATGGTGGTGTAAATTCAATTGGAAATTCGCCAGCAGTTGATGGTGCTTATGCCCCTGATGTATCTGGTGCCATATATACTGATTCGACAAATTCTTTTGTATCTGCCAAATACAAACCTGTTGTTAGTCAGACAGATTGTCCTCTTTTCAGTTTGTCCCTTTCAGATTTGTTTCCACTTACAGAATCACTTCAATTGCCTCTATTTCTTATGGAACCAGTTTCTATTGAATTAATTCTAACACAACAAACTGTAGCAACTGGAGCAGGAACAAATATGAATTTCAGCGACGCACCAACATCTACTGCTACCAGTTATGGTCTTAACAATTTTCAAATGAATATTGATTATCTTCAATATGATGACGAGGTTATGGAACAAGTAAGGCAAATGGTATATAGTGAAAGAGGTATGCCGATGAATTATTTTGATTTATCTGTAAGTAAAGCAAGTGTGCTTGCCGTAACACAACCTGCCAGTGGAGCAATTTCAACAAGCAAAATTGTTCGAGAAATAGGCAGTGCTGGTCTTAAAGTTAAAGATATTTTGATTACTGAGACAACTCAGGCAGCAAATGGAATAATGGGAAATTACAGAAGCGATGCTCCAATTCACCCACCTCAATTTAATTTCCGAGTAAATAATCATATTATTTATCCACGAGCATTGAGCAATACATCACTAATGAGAAATGAAGCAGAGCAAGTTTTGAATTTCCCAATGTCTTGTCCCAGTTGCGTATATTCTCATGATGTAAGCAATGATTTTTATATTGCTGGAACAGGAAATAACGGAAGGCAAAATGAACTAATGGATGTAACTGTTACATTTGAAAAACAAAATCCTAATCTTATGGCAGGAACTAATTTCATTACTGCGCTAAATTTGGAACGTGGACCTGGTGGAGAACCAACAATGGTACAACACAAAAATATTTTATACGAGAGGACCAACACGTTCTCTACAAATGATTTCGGCAAACGAGACCTAACATTTTATACACGGTATCAGCGAAGTTTTGTTCTCAAAAATGGTGTGCTGCTTGTATCTGCTTGATTTTTATGGCAACTTTTTTTATTTTATTAAACTTTCTTTATTTTTTTAATTATTTCATATAAATGAAACAAGAAGTTCTTGCGAAAGAATTATCTAAATATCAGATAGAACATTTGAAAGTAATTGCTAAATATAACAATTTACATACTAAAATTAATTTAGGATTAAAAAAAGCAGAATTAGTTAAATCTATTGCTAAACATCTTGATTACGATGAAAGTAGTAGAAAATTTAAAATTAGACCAAATGTAGATGATTTTGGTGATACAATTGACCCATCTCAATTTCAATCATTTGTGCCAACTAAAGTAGATTTCTATCATACATTAGTCCATCATTTTGGAACTTCACAAGATAAGCAAACTCATCAATTGTGGACAGATTTGCGCAAAAAAAGACCAAGTGCGGTGTTACAAGCAATGGGGAGAAACACTGGTCTTCAATTAATTTCAGAAGATAAAATTAAAGAAAATGTTAGAAATGAAGAAAAACAAGACTTAATTTCATCAACTACAACTTCTTCCTATGTTAGACCCGAAGAAAATAAATCAATTGGAAAAACTGATGAAGTTTCTCAATTAATTAAACCAGCAAATGTAGATTTAGTTTCACAGATAGATACTTCCACATATGATGTGAATAATCCTTATGGATATGAACCAAGTGAATATGATGGTGATAGTGGATATGATTCTGATTATATCTATCATGAACGTGTGCGAAGAGAAGATTCTGATGTTAATAAAAGAAATGATATGAGAAGAGAA